AAACAACAGTTTATAGAGGGTTATATAGATGAGAATAACAAGAGAGTATTCCCATTTGTTGAGCAACTAGCAGAAAAGTTTAATGTAGCTAGAGCAACTTTATACAGACACTCCACAAAAGATGATTGGCAATCTCAAAAGAATAGGTTTCATACAAAGATAGAAACTAAAACAACAGAGAAAAAAGTTAATGAGTTTGTTAAGGCTTCCTCAAGATTAGATGAAAGTGCATTAAACATTGCACAAGGTCTTTTAAATAGCGTTGGTATCAAATTGCAAAAGGCTATGGATGAACACAGAACAAACCCACATTACGTTGGATTGCCTAATTCAGAGTTAAGGGAAATGTCTAATACAGCAATGAATGCTCAAAAAATAGGTAAGTTAGCATTAGGTGAAGCACAAGAAATAAATAAGGTAACAGCAAATGTCGCAACTTCAGATGACTTCAGAGGACTTGTCAACCAAATACAACAAATTAACAGAGCAAGGTCAGAAAGGGCTGGTAACACTATCCAATAGTTGGCAAGATACAGCTAGAGATGCTCAAGTTACGCCACATGGTGATTGGGATTTATGGCTAATACTCGCAGGCAGAGGTTGGGGAAAGACAAGAACTGGAGCAACTGATATAGCTTTTTATGCTTTAACAAATCCAGAAACAATATGTGCGGTCGTTACACCTACATTTGGAGATATTAAAAGAGTAGCATTTGGTGGTGTAAGTGGTCTTATGAGTATTATCCCAAAAGAATGCCTTATGAAAGGGCGAGGGCAAGGCTACAACAGCAGTTCAGCAGAGATTAGATTATATAATGGCTCAAAGATAATGGGCTTCTCTGCAACAGAACCAGACAGATTAAGGGGTCCACAATTTCATAGGGCTTGGTGTGATGAGTTAGCATCATGGCAATATGCAGATACTTTTGACCAATTAATGTTTGGATTAAGGCTAGGGGAAAGACCACAATGTATCGTTACAACAACACCAAAGCCAGTTCCTATAATACAAAACCTTATTAAAAGAACTAATATTGTAATTACAAAAGGTAATACATTTGATAATGCAGATAATCTTGCTCCATCAGCATTAAGAATGCTAAAAGAAAAATATGAGAATACTAGATTAGGTAGACAAGAACTCTATGCTGAAGTATTAGATGATGTTGAGGGTGCTTTATGGAGTCCGTCAATGATAGAGAAAACAAGGGTTAAACAAATACCAGAAATGCAAAGGGTTGTGGTTGCGATTGACCCTGCTGTGAGCAACAATGAAGACTCTGATGAAACTGGAATAATTGTAGTTGGCAAAGGTTTTGATAATAGATACTATATTTTAGAGGATTTATCTGATAGAATGAGTGCAGACACTTGGGCTAATGTTGCAATTAACGCTTATTATAAGCATAAATGTGATAGAATAATAGCAGAAGTAAATAATGGTGGTGATTTGGTTGAACGTCTTATTAGAACTGTTGACAAAGAAGTTCCTTATAAAAAGGTTCACGCTTCAAGGGGTAAATTAGTAAGAGCAGAGCCAATATCAGCGTTATATGAGCAGGAAAAGGTAAGCCATGTTGGTTCTTTTCCTAAATTAGAGGATCAAATGTGTTCTTATACTTTAGACAGTAAAAGTTCACCAGATAGACTTGATGCCCTAGTATGGGGGTTAACTGAACTCAGCAAATCGTCTGGTCAAGCCATATGGAGAGTAAGCTAATGGGATTAAAAGACGCTTGGAAAGCACTATTCAATGAGGGCATGGTTATAGACAAAAAGGAAGGTCCTATAATTGCATACTCAAATGTAGGTACACAAACCCAACCAAAAGAAAGTTATAATGACTTAGCAAGGGAGGGTTATCAAGAAAACGCTATTGTTTACAGATGTGTCAATGAAATAGCAAACGGAGCCGCATCAGTTAAGTTTGGATTATATAGAGGTGAACAACCAATAGAACAGCACCCACTTCTTGATTTACTTATGCGACCAAATCCAATGAATAGCCAATCAGAGTTCTTTCAAGAGGTTTACTCTTATTTGTTACTGGCAGGAAATAGCTATATTTTAAAAACTGGTGCAGAGAATAGACAGCCATCAGAACTTTATACGTTAAGACCTGATAGAATTAAAATAGTACCAAGCAAAAGGGAAATACCATTAAGTTTTGAATATGTAGTAAACGGACAGACTACAGCAAGCTATCCTGTTGACCAAAGCACTGGTTTTTCAGATTTAAAACAGATTATGTTATTTAACCCATTAAATGATTATTATGGTTTATCTCCATTAAAAGCCGCATCTGTGGATATTGACCAACATAACTTATCTAACAAGCATAATGTTATGCTCTTAATGAATGGAGCAAGACCAAGTGGTGCTGTGGTTTACAGACCTAAAGATGAATCAGGTGCAAATACAATGTTATCTGATACACAAAGAGAACAGTTAAGAGGAGATTTACTTCATAGGTTTGAGGGTTCTAGTAATGCAGGAAGAACAATGATACTTGAGGGAGATTTTGATTATAAAGAAATGGGTATGAGTCCAAAAGATATGGACTTCACAGCTATGAAAAACTTTGCCGCAAGAGATATAGCACTTTGTTTTGGAGTTCCTAGTCAATTAGTTGGTATACCTGATTCAAATACTTATTCAAATATGCAAGAAGCAAGACTAGCTTTGTATGAGGAAACTATTATTCCAATGTTAAGGCATATTGAAAGTGATTTAAATGAATGGTTAGTGCCTACATTTGGTGAAGATTTAACATTAAAATATTTAGTTGATGACATTCCTGCAATAACAGAACGAAGAAGAATGATTTATGATAATGTTATTTCTGCTGTTGACAAAGGTATTATAACAAGAAATGAAGCAAGAGAAAGATTAGGACTAGAGCCTTTAAATGGTGGTGATGAAGTTTATATTCCTGCTAATCTATTTCCACTTGGTTCAGAAACACCACAACCTCAATCAACAGATGATGTAAATAAGTTTGCAGAAGATGCTTATGGTATAAAAGAAGAAATACGAGAAGATGTTTTTACAACTGTAGAAGAAGCAACTGAAAGGTCGCAAGAAATAGGTTGTAGAGGTTATCATTCACATGATGAAGATGGTAAAACAATATATATGCCATGTGAAAGTCATGATGAATATGAAAGGCTTAGTAAATCAGAGTTCAAAGATATTAATTTTAAACCAACTAATGAAATGGCAAGTAATGCACAGCAAGCATTAGATTGGAGAAAAGAATTTAAAAGAGGTGGCACAGCAGTTGGAGTGGCTAGGGCTAGACAATTAATTAACAAAGAAAACCTATCTGGCTCAACAGTTCTTAGAATGTATAGCTTTTTTAGTAGGCACGAAGTAGATAAACAAGCAGAAGGCTTTAGAAGTGGGGAAAAAGGTTTTCCATCAGCAGGTCGCATTGCTTGGGGTTTATGGGGTGGAGATTCTGGGTTTTCTTGGTCAAAAAGAAAAAGGAATGAGATTATGAGAGAAAAAGAAAAAAATGTTTCAATTAGCATACAAACAAAAAGGTCAGAAGCTAAATGTGAGGAAAGAATACCGGGAGGTAAACAGACTTCGCAACAGCTATCAAAGGCAAATTAATTTTAGGTTAATTAGCACCTTTTCAAAAATTGGCACTAAAGCCAATGATGCTTTTCTTTATAATGGTAAACAAGGTGTTGAAGCCTTGTCTTCATCTATACGGAATGATGTGGCAACCACTCTTGAGCCATTTTATAGACAAGTCATCTTGGCGTTTGCGAAACGAACATTTGATAATCGCTATGCACAGAAAGCAATCCAAGACTACGATGGAATCTATAGACAGTTTATGCGAGACACAGGTGGCACAAGAATTACAGAAATTAGTGACACCACAAGAAAAATAATTAATAAAACTATTTTAGATAACCAATCAGCAGGGGTTGCTGAAATAAGCAAAGCTATCAATGAAAAGATGTCCCCAAGATTTACTAAAGGTAGAGCATCAACCATAGCTAGAACTGAAACACATACTGCATCAAGTTTTGCTATTCAGAAACAAGCAGAAAACTTTGAAGAACCTAATATGAGAAAAAGGTGGATTTCTAGTAATGATGACAGAAGTAGAGGAACACATTTAGCTGTCAATGGTACTGAAGTTGGGATTGACGAAGACTTTATAGTTGGTGGTAAAAGAATGAAGTATGCTGGTGACCCTAGAGGGGGTGCTAAAGAGGTAATTAATTGCAGATGTGTCATTGCTTATGTTGAAGCAGAAGATGTCATAGTAGGGGAAGATACGCCAACACAGACCACAGCAAAGCCACAAGTTATTACAGCAGGAACATTTTTTGACTCACCACTAAATAAATCTGTATCAGAAAGCACAATTAAAATAATATCTGCAAAAAAAGGTACAGATATTTTACAAAAGCAATTTGAAGAAGCAAGCAAAGACCCAAGATATTTAAATAAAAAAAGAAGTTATTTTAGGAGACGTTTAGTAAGAGATTTTGGAAAAGCAAATCTTAAAGACCTTGATGACAAAGCAGTGTCAATGTTAGTAGCCATCAAACCAGAGTTAGATGCTTTGGCTGATAAATTTAATGTTCCTAAGATAAGAGGATATAAATTCTCTAATAATGAACGTAGTTTTTACGCTAATATGGGTGATGGTGTAATGGGTCTGCAAGTTAGGTTTCATAATAATATGGCAAGTAACATTGGAAAAACAGCACCAACACAAGCAGAAATAGCAAATATTGCAACAATTAGAAATAGCATTGATGAACTACAAAAAACTAAATTAGAGCAGTCAAAAAGAATGGGTGCATTATTAACCAAGCATAATGTTATTACTTTTAGAGATATTAAAGATAAAAAAGATTTAAGAACAGCATTTGACCTTTCAGATTTAATGATGCTTACAAACAGACAAATGCAAAATGCTAGATTGAGTTTACAAAACTTTGGAAATACAAAATTAAATACATCTGCTTGGAAA